CTAGTCTTAGTCAGCTTCGAAATCATCTGCGCCAGTGAATGCATCATCTGTGCCAGCTTCTTCCATTTCAACTGCATTGTCATCGGCAGCATCACTGAAGTTCCAAGCAATTTTGTCACCTGAGTCAAGTGTTACCATACGACCTGAAATTTTAGTAACTTGACGAGCTGTTCCGCCATCGTCTTTAACTGTAATAGTCATATCGCCTACTGCTAAAGTGCCTTGTGATTTGTCAACTAAGTAACAATCCATTGTGTTAGTACCATCGTAGCAACGGAACTTTTTAGATCCTAATTGCTTTACAATCCAACCGTTTGCTTCTGCTTGTCCTGTAGCACGATAACGTACTTTGATTTCGTTGCCATCTGCTGTTGGCTCTCCGAAAAATCTTTTATTAATTGGTCTTCCCATGATTATATCTCCTTTGTTTAAATCATTTGCCGTTCTAGGGTCTACGCGGTGGAATCCGCATAAGTCCTCATATGAGGAACTCTATAACACAAGTATTTATCAAAAAAGAAAAAAGTAAAAAGGACATCCTTGTCCTACGTGAATTATACTCTTACGGTTTTAGTGTACTTAACACCGCGATATATAAAGGTTAGTTCTTTAGTCATCGTATTTCTCCTATGTAACAGATAGTATACGATTCTTTTAACGCATGAACCTATGCGAGTCTCTCGAGCGGACTAAACTAATTTTATTTAGTCAAAAAAATAGGACCCGAAGGTCCTATTTTAATGCTATTACTATTAAGTAATTACTTGAAGCTAACGTTGTTGATAGCTACTTTACCTAAGTAGTCAGCTGCGTTACCCAAAGATGACGCAGTGTTGTTTAGCTCAACATAACCATAACGTGTCATAAATGATACTGTTGGTTCGAATGTTGATGGATCTAGTACAACACCTGAGCTCATTAGCGGGATGTATGGGCAATAGAATGCCGCTGCATCTGATTCGCTTGAACCTTTGTAACCAATTAATACATCACTGTCATCTGAAGCGTATGTGTTAACATATACTTTCATTGCATTGTTTAATGTACCAACCATTTTGGTGTTAGTCGGTGCTTCAAAAGCGCCTTCTGTTGTACGTGCAAACGCTGAAGTAGTTGCTGACTGTAGTACAGTTAATGCGTATGGTGACACAACTGCCCAGTTACCAGCGCCTCTACGTGTGCGTTGAGCGATTTGGTTTGATACTCTGTTGATCAAAACAGCTAATGCAGCATGTTCGTCACCAACAAAAGTAGCAGTACCTGATACCGCAGCTTGGTCGAAATCTTCAGAAGCAGTACCTGCTAATGAAGCCAAAGAACCTAATACTTCTTGGTCAATTTCAGCTGTGATTTCTTGTGCAAGAGCAGCCATAATTTCAGCTTCAACATCAATGCCGTGCATTGCTTGTGAATCTTGAGCTGCTTCAAATGTCCAGCGAGCTGACAATTTACGTGTCTTCGCTTCAACAGTTTGCTTCAAGATCTGAATTGACATTTGGTTGCCTGCTTCACCTTCTAATGAAGATGTTGCACTTGCTTTACCATTTGTGTTACCTGAGTAACCTTCAGCAATCTTGAATGGGCTTAATGCTTCTTCGCCAGCTGTTGTAGACCCACCTGCAGCGCCGTTAAACGCATCAGCGTAACGTACACGTAGTGTGTGAATTTGACCAACTGGTCCTGTCATTGGTTGTACACCAACGAGCTCGTTTGCAATAACAGTTGGCATAACACGTCTAATTACAGGTAAAATTACACGGTTAAGTGTAGCTACGTTACCTGCTGATGTTGCACCTGCTGTAGCACTCTCTGACAAGTACTTGCGTGTGTTTTCTAGCGTGGCAGCCATTACAGACTTCTTGTTACCCTCTAGGCCTTCAAGAAGAGCTGTTTTTGTGTCTGACCAACGGCTTTCTAATAGTTCTGACATCTTTTATCTCCTTAGTTTAATCCAGCAAGACGGCGTAAGTCTAATACGTTAGATTCGTCTGCTTTAGTTGTCATTTGTGTTTCTTCTCTGTTGCCTGTAATTTCTTTTGCCTCTGCTAAAACTGCCTTACGCTTTGCTGGAGTATTTCCGTCAATAACTGATGGTAAGTACTTGTTAAAAGACTTATTAAGTCTATCAGTTTGTACACTTTCCAGTAAGTCTGTCATAATATCTTTTTGTTCCTTGTTTAAAGGAGCAATTAAGCCATTAATTGTTTTCTCACGTCTTGCTGATTCTGTTATCTTCTTGTTTTCCACAACTTGTGCTTCTGCAAGTGCGATAGCTTTCTCAGCAGCTTGTTTGGCTTCTGATAGTTGCTTGTCTTTAGTATCAACAACTTTCATTAGCTTCACAGTTTCGCTATTTTCGTTTAGGTAGCTAGTTGAATATTCGCTAGCGAATGCTTCAAATAACTTACGACCGAAGTCGTTTCTTCGTGCTTCTTCAATATCTTCTTTAAGTTGACCAATTTCGCCGCGTAATGCGCCATCAACTGTTTCAGATACTGCTTTAGCACTTCTTTCGATAAAGTTAGTTTTAACTTTAGCAAAGTGTTCTTTAGCTTCACGAACTAAACGTACTTTCGTTTCTGCTAAATCTTTTTTATCTTCGTGGAACTCTGCAATTTCTTTAGCAAGAGCTTCAACTACAAAGTCTTCAAGCTGTGCGTGTTTAGCCGCCATCGCTTGCTTATCTTCGTGTAGTTCAGAAATTTCTTTCTGAAGCTGATCCATTACAAAGCCTTTCATTAAATCTGCATTCTCACGCATTGCAATAGCATATTTTGCTTTTGCTTCTGCAAGTTGTTTGCGATCTTCTGAAAATTCTGTAATTTCCTCAGCAAGTTTCTCAGACAACATGCTATCAATAGCTTCCACCATTGTAGTTTTATCATGTTCATATTTCTGAGCAAATTCTTCACGAAGCTCAGCAGTAACTTGACGACGATTGTCAGTAACTTTCGTCTCCCAAGCTTCTTGTAGTTCTGCTTTTACTTCTTCTGAAAGTGCGCTGCTCTCGAAGAGTTCTTTTAATGCGTCCAACATAGTTTTCTCCTCGGTTATCGGAGCCTGCTTATTATGTTTAATAAGCTCTCTTTTAAATATTTCTGTGCCTTGTCATCGTGTTTTGTAGCCTGTGCTAATTCAAATGCCTTGTATCCGCCTCTTGCATTCATGATATGCTCATAAATGGGAGTTGGATATGCACCAGGGGCGCTAGGCTGAGCCACTACGTCCACAGTGATTATTTCGAAATCAGAGACGGTGTTGCCACCGTCTTCTGATACATTACCACTTCCTCTTGATGAGACACCAAGTTTAACTCCGCTTTCCAGCATTGTTTTAACTAGTTGTCCCATTGGAGTTGGTAAAATTTTCAACTTTCCGTAACCGTTTGCACCGTCCATCCAACATGATTCAATCATATGTGACACACGGTCTAGGTTAATGTTAAGGCCTTCTGGATGATCAACTTCGCCGAGAACACTATATCCTCCTTCGATCTGATCATTGAGAGTTTTGACAGCCCTGCCAATTTCATTTACAGGATACACTCGCTGATTTGCGTTGCGTACTCCGCCTTGTATGCAAATACCTTTCATGTAAAGATCTTTGCCTTCATTTGCGTTTTCAACAACTATCTGAGCTTGGTCGAATGTCAAATGCTCTCGTAAGTTTCTCATTCAATCGTCCTTTAGTTTATTTGCCGACAGTTGATTTTTTGTTGTCAGCAGTCTCTGGCTTGCCCTTTTTCTCAGCGCCGTGGCCAGGTTCGGTTTTAGCAGCTTTCGATGCCTTACCACCAGGAACATTTACGTTCTTGGTATTCATATCCTTTGCAGATGTATCACTTAAAGATGAACCTTTAACTGTGCTTCCTGCTCCGGCTTCTGGGTCACTTGCAGATGCAGCTTGATTCAAGTTGCTTGCTGTTCCACCCATATCATTTGCACCCGCTACTGATGACTTTGAGTTTGCACCGTTGTCACCCATTTTAGCTGATACTTTTTCTACGTACTCGCGCATTTCTTCGCCAGCGGATTTGTTAGTTTTTTCTTCGACTTCTTCGTCAGCTGCTTCTTCTACTTCTTCGTCAGTAGCTTCTTCAACTTCCTCGTCTGATGCTTCAAAAGCAAATGCTTCTTCTGGCTCTTCATCATCACCAGCTTCTTCATCATCGCCTTCACCTTCTTCACCGTCCATCATTTTTTCAAATTCTGCTTTTAGGTCGTCAAGTGCATCTTCTAGGTCCATAACGCGGTCTTCCATGTCGCCATCTTCGCCGTCTTCGTCATCACCTTCTTCGTCATCATCGCCACCTTCTAGGTCAGCCATCATGTCGTCAGCTGCGTCGCCGCCCATGTCCATTGGGTCAGCTTCAACTTCAAATTCATCTAGATCAAAGTTTTCATCAACTTTGTCTTCATCTTCGTCAACTTCTTCGTCAGTTGCTTCTTCTACTTCTTCGTCAGTAGTTTCTTCAACTTCTTCATCAGTGTCTTCTTCGATGTCTAAATCACTTTCTAATAGTGACTCATAAATATCACGTGATTTTTCTACTACAATCTCGTGAAAAAGCTCCTCAGCGCCTTCCTTGTCTTCATTAACAAGACGCTCGAGCATTTCTTCAAATTTCTTTAGATCTGCCATTTTATTCTCCTATAAATGTATATACCATGTTCTACAATAGTCTACGGTAAGGCTGTCATTATTATTTACTTGATATAAGAAAAAGTGCCTAGAAACAGGCTCAAAACGGACCATTTCGGAAAGATACTACTTAAATTTGTCGATTTTTTTGAAATCGTCAATTGAAATGTTACTAATGTTTCTAAATTTATTTAGTTCAGACGGACAAATATTATATGACGTTATAACTCTACTGTATCTAATTATGCTATATTCTTTAACTACTGATGCAGTTTGTCTTAACCAATTACCATAAAATGTTGCAGGTTCTTGTGACGTCTTATAATTTATTGTATCAGCATATATGTTGTTAAAGTTAGCGTGTTGATCACCTGTGCCTGAATAATCAAAACCTAAAATATAAATGTGTTTGTGTCCATTTTGACTTGCAAGCCATAATGCAGTAGGTCCACTTGACCAACCTTTACTTGGTTCAAAATAATTCAAAGATGGTATGTTTTTGTACAGTTTACTTGGGTTGGTCCATACACTATTATACTTCTGATAGTTTGTTTTTGCTATTTCTAGAACCATCTTTGTATCAACAGCAATTAAATGATCACACTTAAACTCTCTGTATATAGCATTACATCCATACACAGTTCCGTGTTTTTTTAATTCATGTAGGTTAATAGATTGTCTACTGAGTCCGTTTCCTAAAACGAAAGCAGTATGGCTTACAGACATTAGACGCCGGCTTCAGCGTTAGCTGCAACTCCATACATTTGACGCACAAAATCAAGATCGTTTACTTGTTCTTCTTTATGCAAATCAGATGCTTTTCTAATTCTGTTAATTTGTTTTAGTGTAAGTTTAGACTTTCGTGTGTCTGATGCCTTAAGAGGTGAGTCGTCATGCTGTGGCTCATAACGATCGTTCTGGCCCATTTCAACAGTCTCGGGATCAAAATAAAATAATTCTCTTAGTATCATGTAATTATTTATCCTTATATCGTTTGATCTGTTGCTGCGGCATCTCCGCCGCCTAATGTTGCACCAGTATTAGTTTCGGGCGGAGTACCTACTCCTCCTTCAATTGGAGCTTCATCTGGTGCAGCTTCGCCTTCGGCATCTGACAAGTCAGCTTCAAGACCTGCGCCGCTTATACCTGCACTACGCATCTCTCCTGATGCATCTGCTGGTGGTACTTCTAAGTTTTCAACGTTTTCTTCTTTCCACAATCTTTCGTTATCTGCAATCTCTTCATCTGACATACCTAAGAAACGTTTTAATGCAAATCTATTTGAAATATAAGGTATAGCACTCATTTGTGTATAAGTTGGTACACGAGCATTATCAATTTCACTTTGTCTGTAACTTGCAAAGTTTTGTGGTGGCTGGAATTGAATATCAAACATTGAAGTATCAATGTTTACACCTTTTTCTAAAAGGTAACGTTTAAATTCTTGATCAAAGTCTTCAACTAACAGGCCTTGCAAGCGTTCGCAATAAGTATTAAATCTTAATTCTTGTATATAAGCAGTTCCGACTCGTCCATCATTGTATGATGAAGTAGCATCTTCAGCGCCGGTAGGCAAGTAGCTGCTAGGGATTCGTAAACCACGTACGAGCTTATTAGTAAAATATCTAAGGTCATCAATTTCTCCTAGGTTAGTTCCGCCTGGCAGTGTTTCTACTTTAGATCCTCTACCTTCAGCAGTTTGTGGGAAGAAGTAGTCTTCGTTAATTGAAAGCGGATTATATGAGCTGTCTATGACGCTTTGACCTCCGCCAGTCTGCGATGGGATACGTCTCTGATGTATTTCCGTTTTAACACGTTCCACAAATTGCATAGCAAGGTGTGAAGGCATGTTGCCCACATCAACGTAAAAGACTCTTCTTTCTGGAGCTCTTTGAACACGATATATAATAATCGCATCTTCAAGCAATTCTTTTTGTTTGTAAACTTTAAAAATAGTTTCAAGTAATGAATTACCAAAAGGATAATTATTATCTAATCCTTCACTCATTGATAGGTGAACAATATGTTCTGAATCAATTGCTATTTCATTTTCTTCTCTACTAAATCTTGTTCCTGCATTTTGTCCTGCTCCGCCTGAAATATATCCTTTGCCTGAGCTTGAACTTTGATAGCTGCCTGCGCCGCCATTGTTTATTTGACCATTTGTTTGATAAGGTGTAGTTGCTACTAAATCTTTAAAATTTAAATTCATATCTTTAACAACATACTGTTCTGGAACTTTGCCTTCACTTTCGTTTACAATAATTTTTGTAAGGTTTGCACAGTCTACATGAAATAACTTTTTAGTTTCTGGATCTCTAACAAATATTTGATCACCGTACTTAAAGGAATTACGTATTAATCTAAACATGCGTGTTTCAAACTTATTAAGTTTACACCACTGTTGTAGATATTTTGATATAATTGTTGTTTCTGAGTTAGTTGCTTTTTGTTTAAAATTTAATTTAAAATTAGTGCCGTTTGCTTCATTAGTTTGAGTACAAAACTCTGCAAGTATATCAAGTGCTGCATTTACTTCAGAATCTGAATCCATTGTATTATATTGACCATACCTTTCGATACGATTAGGATTTCCTACATATACATCTGGCAAGTGTGAATTATAATTTCTTGCAGCAGGTCCTGGCATACTTCCTTTGTAATTACTTAAAGGACTGTACGATCCGCCTGTTGCTGTGCCTTGTGGCACTGGTGTAAAGTGTTTTTTCCAACTCATTTTATATATTTCTCTTTATTTCACCAAGCAATGTCTTACTTGCTTTGTTTATATCTTTTATCTCTTCCAATGTTGTAAGCATAGTAGTACTTAGCTGAGTAGTGGCTTGACCACTGTCAGCCATGGTTTGCATCACGTCTCCGGCATTTGTTCCGCTGCCAAATCCAAATTTATTATCTTTTGATAGTTCAGTATTCATGTTTTCAAGCAAATCAACCATCTTAGCTAATTCTATATTATAGTTTCTTATTCCACTTCTGTCAATCGAATTTAACAAATCAACATTTCCACTTAGGTCAGCAACACCTGCTATTTTAACTATTGCATCACCTGCTGTATCTAATCCTGGGCCTATTTTTGATAATGTAGAAAAGTTGTCTATTAGCCCATCATCTATTGTTAGTGAAGATATACCGGCGTTTGCCATTGCAGCGATGCCTTGTGACATCACTAGCATTGCATTGGCATTATTAGTAACACCGTCCGCATTAATATCTAGTTTGCCAAACTCTTTAACTTGCTCTGTTGGATCGTCAGCAAAGAAACTTGCAAATGCTCCTACAATTCCGCCTGCTCCTGCTGCTGCATTTCCTACACCTGCTGCACCCATTGCTTCACCAAATGCAACCATTGCTTCTGCGTTTGCTTTTACTTTTACTGCATCAATATCAGCATCACCAAACTTTTTTATCTTAGTTAATGGATCGTCACCGCCAAACATTCCTAGCAGCCCTTCGGATATGCTGCCAATAATGCCGCCTATGCCTGCTGCAACACCTCCTACGCCGAAGGCTGCAAAGCCTCCACCGATAGCAACCATACCTAAACCAGCTGATTTAAGTTTTTCGCCGTCTAGTTCTTCAAATTTTGTTAAACCTTCTGCAAATGTTGGTAGTGCTTTGCCCATCATCCATGTTGCGCCTGCTACTGCTCCGCCAACTACTAAGATTGTTCCTGCTAATACACCTGCACCAATTGCTACTTGCGGACTTGCAAATGCACTAAGTCCTTTAGCAGCACCTGTCATTGCTCCGCCAGCTACGTTTCCAACAAACGCTCCTGCACCTTTACCTGCGGCTGCTCCTTTGCCTTTGCCTGGCATTCCGCCACCGCCCATG